CGAGTCGGGCCGTTACGGCCTGTCCTCCCTGAGGACTCAACTGCATCCCCGTCTGCCTAGACTGCTCAAGGAACTGCATGAGCACTCCTATCCTAATCTCATAATTCTGTCCGGGCTTGGGCATGATAATCTGACCCAACACAAGGGCAGGGATAATTCTCTGCTCATCCTCAGCCTCGTTCGTCAACTGCTCGTTCGGGTCTTGCACCAGTCTAGGAACAAGCGCGGGGTCTTCCAGTTCGAGGATGCTCTTGTCAAGCTCAACCTGATTTATCCACGGGCTGTTCACAAAGAGTTGCTTCCGCTGCACGGCGCGGTTCAGCAGCATGGCTCTGCTCACCATATCCATCCCCCCACGGGGTTCAATCTGGTATTCGTCATGCAAGGCAACGGGGTCAATCTGTAAACTGTCCTCAAGGAATCGGTACTGCAAGTCCTTGCTGTCGTACTGGATGAGTAGACTCCACGCATGACGGAACAGCACTCCCAACCCGTGCCGGAACAACCGTAACCGAAGGTCCATGTTCTGCTGCGACTGGGCATTGATGCTCTCAATCTCGGTAGCTGTCCGGCGGTCACGGTCGGAAATGATTCCGAAGTCCGGAACCGTAACCCGCTGCTCGGCAACCGACTGCGTTTGCATCATCTCCTTGTCAAAATCCATCGGCACACTCGGCATCTGCACGGGAGCAATACCGAACGGAAGAATCTGTCCGGGGTTCATCCTCAGGTTGACTGAGTTAGGCAGGTCACGCTCGGCCTTGAACAGCGGCTTGTTGAAAAGCGTTGAGGCGTCCAGTCTCTCGTTCCAAGACTTCGTGAGGGCAAGCTCGAACTGTCCGAGAATTTCGCACACCCCGCGAGGAGAATACCAACCACCGTCCGTCACCTCGTAGAGGCATGAAACAAACGGAGGCTTACCGTGGTCATACGGAATCTTCATCCGTTTTCGGAGCGGGATGTCAGGGGCTTCGGGGGAGAAGCAATCAATTATCCATTCCCCATCCTTATCCCTTGAGTACACTTCCCACACGATAACCTGTTCAGGGTCGGTCGAGTGGGTTAGCCCTTCACGGATTTCCTTGTCGTACTTCTTGTCTGACAGAATCCCCCCATCCTCAATCTTACCACCCGTCACCGCATCCAGTGTAATCTTGTCGGTCTTGTACACGCCAGCCCGCTTGTACGACTCAAGGCTCATCGGGATGACCTGACAAATCCGGTCGGCACTGTCAACGTCCTTGGTCCACGGCGGCACGATAATGTGCATCGGGTCAATGGACTGAAAGCCAACCTGCTTCTTCTTCGTATCCCAGAATACCTTGGTCACTCCATGCCCGCTCATAAGCATATAGTCAACCCACGACATAACCTCTGTCGGGAAATTGCTCTTCTCGTTTAGCTTATAGGAGAACCAGTTCTCTGCTGCGGTGGTGAACCCTGCAAGCTGGGTTCGCATAGGCACAAAGGTAGCCACCACATCCAGACCCATCGCCTGTTGGAAGAAGCTCGGCTTGAGCTTGTTGATGGTGGTGTCGATTAGCGGGTAGTGGGTATCGGCTGCGTTGGGCCACGGCTTACCTTTCCGCCGCAGACCGTCATTACGCATTTGATACCAGAGTGCCTGCCGGGTTTCCCAGCGCACACGGGAACTGATGTCCTCGCTTACCAGTGAAAAAAGTTTTGAGCTCATTTATTTCTCCTTGAGGGATTCTTCTTAACTACCCGCTTAGGCAGCTTCTTTCCCTTGGACGTTTCTTTCGCCCACTTCTTCGCAACTTTCGGCTTCTTGGCATATAGGTAGCCCCGCTGGGCTTTGCTCTTGAAAGGCATTACCTACCCCTCCCCCGATTCCTCCCCCGTGGCGCAGCCTTCCCTTCCTTGAGGTCAGTCTTGGTCGGTTTGATATGCCCGGTCTTGTCAGGTGCTCTTGTCTTCTGGTCCTTTTTAGTCATCAGCTTCTTAACCCCCTAGCCACTTGACTTGTTCTTGTCAAGCATTAACCCACAAACATTCCCGCTGGCAAAGCGTCCCTTTGATAATCCTGCTCGGCCTCCCCCCAAATGTCATCAAGGGTGGGACGGGTTATGGCATTGAATCGCTCCCATGTTCCGCCGATTCCGCCCCCACACGATATGCATCCCATCACCGCATCTGCCCGGTCAGGACTGTCCAGCCCTCTGGCCCGCATCCTGTCCTTCGGCTCCAGCCCCAGCTTACCCTTCCGACTAACCTCAGCCCTGCGCGTCACCATCTGCTGGTGCAGCATCTGGTCGTCCGGCAGGATAACCTCCTGCTTCTCAATCGCTCTGGCCGCCGTGTGCCACATCTCCGCCGACCGATTGCCGTACCTGTCGTCAAACGGTCTAGCTCCAAAGTTAACCCGATGAATATCGTATCCCGCATCCATCAGGGCATCACACAAAGGCAACCCCAACCCACCCTCATCAGCATAAAGCTCATCCTGATTCAGGTCATGCTTCTTAACCAGATTGATAATCTTGCCGATAGTGTTGTTCGTGTTACGGTCGCGCCAGCACACCATCTCCAGTACCTTGTTCCCGTTCCGTAAGGCGAACACACACTCATCCCCGCCCGCAGCAAAATCGATAAAAGCCACCCTGACCCCCAACTTAACCTCAGGCGGATTCTGGAGACACTCTTCAAGGCTTTTAAGGTTAAGGACGAGTCCCTCTGAACTGTCGTCCATGAACTCCCCGTAAATCATGGAGCGCACCAGCGGACTGTTCTCCCCGTAAGTCTCTATCTGGTCGTCAATCCACTCCTTCGTCAGGTGCGGGCAGTCAAAGGCTGTGACAGTGTGACAGTCCCAGAACTTGCGCTGCTTGGTAAACGCCTCATAGAACGCTCCCGCAGACGCTCCGGGACTGGACATCAACAGGAGTCTGGACGGCTGACATCTGGCTATGGCTGTGAAGATGGAATTAGGGACAGTCTTAGCCTCATCCACTATCATCAGCAGATTCTCTGTCGGCCCCTGCCTGTGCCAACCCTCGAACTTTCCGGGGTCGTTCGTCGAGAACCCGATTGCCCTCGCCCCGTTCTCGTACTCAAGTGAGTTGCTGGTAACGTGCCAGCCCCGTCCCAAGCCGCCAGTAAACTTCCGCAGCGTAGGCCATAATTGACCCTCAACCTGACGCCACACTCCCGCAGTCGTGACGACCAAACTTTCAGGGAACCGCACCATATGCCACAGGACGGCTGCCGCAGCTATAACACTCGTCTTCCCCGACCCGTTCGCTGCCTTCAAGGCAACCTTGGATTCCTTCGGGTTCAGGGAACGTAACACATCCTCCTGCCACCCATAAGTCTTCAACCCCAAAAACGTCTGGGGAAAGTTCTCCAACAGTGACGCTTCCTCAAGCGCATCCCTGTCCTTCGCCAACCGCGCCAGAGCCATCTCTGAACGCTTCTCAGACGGAGACAGTACCAGCGTCTCCGGAGGCGCATCCCTGAGCTTCTTACGCAAAGGCATCAGGTCACGCTTACCGGGAGTCGTATGCCTTCCGGGTCGCTTCACCGGAGGCTGCTCCTCCATCAGCGTCAACTTCTTCTTTGGCTTCTTCTTAGGCATTCTTACTGCGCAGTAAGATTAGTTCCTCTGCTTCACCCGCTCCGGAATCGAAGACAACTGCGCAAGCAACTCAGGTGAGACAGTGCTCTTGGCGGGCGAATTGCCACTTGTAGCTGTCTTCGGATTCCAGTGCGAGAACCGTGACTGAAGGAAAGCCAATGCCAGCTTCCCATCACGGCTGTTCATAATCTTGTCAATCAACGCCTCCTCAGCCTGAGCCTGTGCCGCCAGTATCTGCGCGTTCATCTTAGGCTTCTTCTTGCGTAACGCATCCAGTCGCTTAGGACTAATCCCACAAGCCCCACACGCAGCCGTCAAACTCAAACCCCTAGCAATCTTGCCGAGGAACATCTGGAGCGTCTCTCCAGCCAAGTTCTTCTTTACCGATATTTCCGCCATACCCTTTGGACAATATATCAAAAGTTAAAATTCAGTCCAGTTTTTAATGGGGGGTATACATAGGTCTATGGTGAAATGGGGGTGGTGGGGGTCGGGGTGTGCTTTATCGTTAAAGCTGGTGGAGCTGAGGCTTTAACGTTAACGCCTCTTTAACGTTAACGCTGGCCGGCGGCGCGCCAAGCTGACGCTGGCCGGCGGCGCGCCAAGC